GGATGAAAAGCCTCAAACGAAGCAGGAAGAAAAACCTGCTCGCACTAAACCAGCCAATGTAGTGGCTCCGGTAACGCGGGGAACCGCGCCTCGTCAGGTACGCCTGACGCCAACGCAAGTTGCTATTGCCAAAAAACTTGGACTTAGCAATGAGCAATACGCACGTGAACTTATGAAACTGGAGGCTAACTAAAATGGCTGATAATAGACTCGCACGCGAACTCGAAAATCGAGACTCTGCGCAACGCAAAATGGCTTGGACCCCGCCGCAGACCCTGCCCTCTCCGAAGGAACAGGCTGGTTGGGTGTTCAGGTGGATTCGGACTTCCATAATGGGTCAACCCGACCCTACGAATACGTCCGCAAAACTCCGTGAAGGTTGGGAGCCGTGTAAGGCTGAAGACCACCCGGAGCTAATGTTACAGGCTGATCCGAACTCCCGATTTAAGGGAAACATCGAGATTGGCGGGCTGTTGTTATGCAAGGCCCCTGAAGAGATGATGAAGCAGCGTGATGATTATTACCTCAAGCAAGCTCAGTCTCAGATGGAAGCCGTGGATAACAACTTTATGCGATCTAACGATTCTCGTATGCCGCTCTTTAATGAGAAGCGTTCAACGACTTCGTTTGGTCGCGGAAGTAAATAAATTCACTTTTAGGAGTATCAAATGGCTTATCCCACTGTTGATGCCCCTTATGGACTTAAGCCGGTCAATCTGATCGGTGGACTTCCGTTTGCGGGCGCTACTCGACAGATTCCGATTGGGAACGCGTACCCCACGTCAATCTTTAATGGTGACGTTGTACAGCTTAACTCTTCGGGAAATGTCATCATTACGACCCTCCAGAACAACGCGTCTGCCGTTAATGGCGTGATCGGCGTGTTCCTTGGTTGTTCGTTCACCAACCCGACCACGAAGCAGAAGCAGTTCTCGCAGTACTACCCGGCTTCGACGGCGGCTGACGACATTATGGCGTACATCTCGGATGATCCGAATGCGCTGTATAAGGTTGTCAACGTGACGAGCAACGTTGCGGACAGCGCTGTGGGCGGTCTTCTCCCGGCGTACCTTTCTCGTGCTAACTCGTTCGGCACCAATGCCGAGCTCGTGCTTAACACGGGTTTGACCAACACCGGCAACAGCCGTATGGGCGTCTTCATCAACAACGTGACGAGCTCGCTGCCGTTCCGCGTAGTTGATGTTGTGACCGACTCGGCAAACAGCAGCGGTAACTTCGTCGAGTTCATCGTCAAGTTCAACGCTGGCTACCACGCGTATAACAACGCGTCGGGCACCTAATAGGGAGTTCTAAGAAATGGCTATTTCACGTGCACAACTTCTTAAGGAGCTGCTGCCCGGTCTGAACGCCCTGTTCGGTCTGGAGTACAAGCAGTACGGCGAGGAGCACAAGGAGATCTACGAGACTGAGACCTCCGAGCGTTCCTTTGAAGAAGAGACGAAGCTCAGCGGGTTCTCCGCTGCTCCGGTCAAGCCGGAAGGCCAAGCGATTGCGTACGACAACGCGCAGGAAGCTTGGACTGCTCGCTACAACCACGAGACGATTGCTCTCGGCTTCTCCATCACGGAAGAGGCTGTGGAAGACAATCTGTACGACTCGCTCAGCAAGCGCTACACGAAGGCTCTTGCCCGCGCTATGGCGTACACGAAGCAGGTTAAGGCTGCTTCGGTTCTCAACAACGCTTTTGCTGCCGGTGTGACCGGTGGTGACGGCGTGTCGCTCTGTAATGCCAACCACCCGCTCGTTTCGGGCGGCGTGAACAGCAACCGTCTGACCGCCTCGGACCTCAACGAGACTTCGCTTGAAGCTGCGGTGATTCAGATTGCTGGTTGGACGGACGAGCGTGGACTCCTCATCGCGGCGAAGCCCCGCAAGCTCATCGTGCCCCCGGCATTGATGTTCGTTGCTAAGCGCCTCCTCGATACGGAACTCCGCGTTGCCACCGCTGACAACGACATCAACGCGTTGAAGGCGATGGGCTCGATTCCGGAAGGCTACACGGTCAACCACTTCTTGACTGATCCGAACGGCTGGTTCCTCAAGACCGACGTTCCGAACGGCATGAAGCACTTTGTCCGTACCCCGCTTGCGAACAGCATGGACGGGGATTTCGATACCGGCAACGTCCGCTACAAGAGCCGCGAGCGTTATAGCTTCGGCTGGTCGGATCCGCTGGGTATCTTTGGCTCACCGGGTTCGTCCTGATCGAGCTAGGAAGGGGGGCTTCGGCCCCCCTTTCTTTTTTAAGTTTTTAGGTTTATATAGAGCTTATCGGGAAACATCGCTTATCAGACAGACCCGACTGACGACATGCAGACTGATAAGCACCGTTATTACTCGCATGTGAGGAAATAAAATGGCACGTACAACGTTCTCAGGTCCGGTCAAATCGGACAATGGTTTTGAAGGCGCGATTATTGGTAACGTCACGGGCAACGTGACGGGTAACGTGACGGGTAACGTCTCGGGCACTTTGACCGGTTCGGTCAACGCTGCTACTGGCACGGTTCTTCTCCCGGCTGCGGTTATTAGTGCACTCCCTTCTGCAACTACGGCTGGCCGTATTCTCTTCGTGAGCAACGCCAACTCGGGTGCGGGCGCGGTTTGCTATAGCAACGGCTCGGCTTGGATTGACATTAAGACTGGCGTGGCTGTCATCGCCTAATAGGAGCCACACATGGCTATGCAAACAGATGTCTTAGCCAGTGCGGTACGAACGACTGACGGGCTCCTCGCTGATCAGGCAGGTAACACTCTCGGTCGTAACCGCGTTAAGGCTATTTACATCATCCCCGACACGGGGGCAGGCAGTGTAGTGTTTAGGGACGGTGGGGCTTCGGGTTCGGTCAAACTGACCGTCAATACCCTTGCTGCGTCTTCGAATCCAGACTACATCCTGATCCCTGATCAAGGCTTGCTCTTTCAGACCAACATTTATGTTGATTTGACGGACGTAGTTTCGGTGATGGTGTTTTATGCCTAAGTCACCCGCTTGGCAGCGGAAAGAAGGGAAAAACCCGGCTGGCGGCTTGAATGCCAAAGGTCGGGCTTCCTATAACCGTGCTAATCCCGGTAAACCGGGTCTGAAGCGTCCTCAGCCGGAAGGCGGTGCCCGTAAGAAATCATTTTGTGCCCGGATGTCGGGCATGAAGAAAAAGCTCACGAGTGCCAAGACTGCTAACGACCCCAATAGCCGGATTAATAAATCACTTAGAGCGTGGAACTGCTGACATGAAGCAAGAAACGCAAGAACTCGCTAAGTCTGGAATGGATGCTTTGTCTGTTTTTACGATGGTAGGAGCGTTGGTCGAAGTGCTTCCCTCAATCGCTGCGCTAATCACTATCGTGTGGACCGGCATTCGTATTTATGAAACGGATACGGTTAAGAAAATCATTCAAGATTGGAAGAACCGTGCCAAGTAAATCCAAAGCACAGCATAACTTGATGGCGATGGTTGCTCACGACCCCAAAGCAGCTAAGCGTCTTGGTATTCCGCAATCTGTGGGTCGTGATTACGTCGAGGCCGACAAGGGCCGTAAATTTGGTTCCGGAGGAACAATGAAAGAGTCCAAAGCAATGATGAAAAAGGAAGTGGCCTTCATGAAAAAGAAAGGCGCTCCGAAGTCGATGATTAAGCACGAAAAGGCGGAAATGGCTGACAAGGCCGGTCGTGCTATGAAGCGTCGTACGGCGGACACGATGGGCCGTGCAATGGTCAAAGGCTACAAGGAAGGCGGTATGGTTTACCGCAAGGCTGCTGATGGCGTTGCTCACAAGGGCAAGACCAAGGGCAAGATCGTCAAAATGCGTTACGGCGGTGAATGCTAATGGCTGGCAAACAAGCTCCTCCAAAAAGTCCTACCACGTCCCCGATGGACGACCTGATTCCTCGCAGAATGCTTCCTGAAAAGCCGGGCATTCCGGCAGGTAAGGAGTTCGGCGCTGACATCCCACGTAGGAAAGCCCCTGCACCTAAGAAGATGGCTAAGGGCGGCTCTGCCTCTTCCGCTTCTAAGCGTGCTGATGGCTGTGCGGTAAAGGGTAAGACCCGAGGTAAGATGGTCTAAGTATGAACCGTATCCCCAAATACACGGCTGGCATGTTTAAAAAGAAGATGCCCCGGTTTGGGGCTATGGCTCCTAAAAAGCCGCGCCTACCGCGCCCGCCTAAGCCACGATTTAAGAAGTTTGAAGAAGGTGGCGATGTAGAAGAGGAAGTAATTATTTCGCCTGAAGCGGGTCGGCAACTTTACCCCGAACTAACTGCTAAATCTGAGCGAAATAGAAAAGCCCGCGAACTTGCACAAAGCAAAGACTTGGTTAAGCGGTACCTACGCGAACGACGTATAGCAGACGAAGCTAGGGCAAAAAAGAAGCCCGAAGAAGACGACATGCGTCGTAAGTTCAATGAGTATATGGAAGAGCGTAGACAACAGGAGTTGGAGGAGCAAGGGCGCTTTATGCAAGAAAGAAAGCGCGGCGTCCGTACTGCTCGTAAGGGCGGCACGATGAGTTCTTGCTGCCGTGGTGATGGCGTGGCGAAGCGCGGTAAAACGCGAGGGAAGTTTGTATGAAACGCGTTAAGCGTTTTTATGAAGGTGGAGTTGGATACGAAGAGAATCCGAAACCCGGTTCTCAGTTCAAAACCATTTCAGAAAAGCGTACTAAAAAAGAAGAAAGTAAAAAATCTTCTCCTCGTAAAATTTCTGTTGAAGAGTTTATTGAAGAATATGAAGAGGCTCCGGCTTCAGGCCGGATGAAACAAGAAGCTCGTTATAGTGCGGATAGGGAATCCGGTGCGGAGCCTATTTATCCGGAAGCTTTAATGCTTGCTGGACGTGCGGCTGGCGCTATAAAAGACGCTCAAATTCCTCTACGAGTTAAACAAATGATTCGTCGGGCTAAAACCGCCCGAGCAAACGAAGCTGAACGTGCTGCCGATAAAGCAGGTGAAGCGGCTCGTAAGGGAGTGTCACGTAGAGACACGCCTAGTTTTTCTGAACGCTATCGGGCGCAAAAGCAGGCTGAGGAAGATCGTAAAGCCCTGCGTGAAGGTAGAGAGCCAAGAGGACTACCAGACTGGCGAGGTTTTACGGATAGACCGGGACCGGGGCAGTCGTACTTTAATAACGAAGTTTTTAGAAAGGGTGGTAAAGTTAAAGCGAAAGCAAAAGTTCGTGGGTACGGTATCGCCCAAAAGGGACGGGGCCGTGGAAGGTTTGTTAAATGATGCCCTCTCGCGGGATGGGCGCGATTGCTCCGGGCAAGGTTCCTCGTGCTAAGAGGCGCGGGGATTCTAAGCCTGTGATTGGCACGGGTAAGCCTATTCGTACATACAAAAAAGGTGGTGAGAGTAAGGTTAACGAGGCCGGTAACTACACCAAACCCGGTATGCGTAAGAGCCTGTTTGAATCGATCAAAGGACGGGCTGTGCAGGGTACCAAGGCTGGTCAATGGTCAGCACGTAAGGCACAGCTACTTGCTAAAAAGTACAAGGAAAAGGGCGGGGGCTATCGAGGATGAAAGCGCCGCAACGTTCTTTGAAGGCGTGGACTGAACAGAAGTGGAGGACAAAAAGTGGTAAACGATCTACTGACACGGGTGAAAGGTATTTACCAGAGGCTGCTATCAAAGCTCTCTCCCCCGCCGAGTATGCCCGAACCACCGCCGCCAAGCGAAAAGGTAAAGCGCAAGGCAAGCAATTTGTACGGCAACCCAAAGGCGTTGCTGCTAAAACGCGCAGCTTCCGCCAAGCGGGCAAGTAAAAAGGTCAAAAAGTAATGGCCGACAGGACTACAGCCACAACCGACTTTAACCTCGACCTCAACACGATTGTTGAAGAGGCGTTCGAGCGATGCGGTGCGGAACTTCGCAGCGGGTATGACCTGCGTACTGCGAAGCGTAGTCTTTCTTTGCTCCTGATGGACTGGGCTAACCGAGGTATTAACCTTTGGACGCTTGAGCAGGGCACGCACACGTTGTCCTACAACACCGGTACCTATGACCTTCCGGCTGACACGGTTGACTTGTTGGACCACGTGATCCGTACGGGTACGGGCACGAATCAGGTCGATATTAATATCAGCCGTATCTCTTCCAGCACTTACGTGGCGATTCCGAACAAGAACGCGACGGGTCGCCCGATTCAGATTTGGATTAACCGACGTACGGGTGCAACGGACTCAGCAGGTAACGTGGTC